TAAACCTTTTAAGAGATTATCCCATACTACTACTATAGCTTTGGATGCTATTTTCCACATTCCTACGAATACATCTTTGAGCCATCCACCTACAGCACTAAATACTTTCTTAATAAGGTCTATTATCTTGGTCAAACCTCCTAAGAAGTTCTCCCATACCCATATTATAGCTTTGGATGCTATTTTCCACATTCCTACGAATACATCTTTGAGCCATCCACCTATTGAAACTAATACTATTTTAATACCTTTAAATACTAATTTTATTCCTTCCCATAGTAGTTTAAACAAACCAACTATAATGAATAGAGGTATTTTAAATAAGATTACAACAGTATCTAGTAAGAATTTACCAATAGCTAATAATAAATCTTTTACTAAACCTAATATGTTGCCTATCTTCTCCAATATGAATTTAAATACTTTAATAATGTTATCTCCCATATTCTTCCACATATTTACAAATACATCTTTAAGCCATTTTCCTAATTCACTAAAGGTTTCTTTAACATATATCCACATTGCCCCTATTCCATCATCCATAAGAATTGTAATTGCTTCCATAATAAAGTTAACTACTTTTAAGAACCCTGTCAATAACTTAGCTCCTACTGCTATTATAACTCCTACTGCTATCATAAATACTTCCCATAACTCTTTAAATATATCAATTACAGGGTCTATTATAGGTTTTAGTCTTTTAAACATTGCTTTAAGTTCTTTAAATATTCTCTTAAATATAGATACTATCATTGTAGCAAATGTCTTTATAGTTTCCCATGCAGTAGAAAATGCTTCATTAACTGAATCACTAACCCAATCAAATTTAAAGTAAGCTTGAAAGGATGCTATTACTACAGCTCCTATCGTTAGAAGTGGAGCTAAATATGCTAAAGCTGTAGCTCCAATAGTATTAGTAGCAAACTTAAAAAGTGTATCTAAGGCTGGTATAGACATAGCAATGTCCCAAAATCCATTGATTAAAAACATACCTATTCCCTTAAGTGCAGTTGCTAATAATGGTATTATTCCCGTAAGTGCAGAACCTATTAGACCACCTATAAATGTAAATACTGTAGCTAAGGCAGGTCCTATTATAGCTATTAATGTTGCACCCATTGAAGCTAGTCCTATAGCTTTAAATAAGTTACCTATTGAGAATGATTTTTTTATTCTTTTCCATAATTCTCCCATTGACTTCTTAATAGTATCTCCAATTAATTTAAATGTCTTTCCAACTTTCTCATTGAATGTTGAAGAGTCATCAGTCCATATACCTCCTATTTCACCCCATATCTCGCCGAAAGGTAATATTATATCTGAAAATCCACCTTCCCAATCTTCTTTAAGTTCATCTAATCCTAAGAAATTCTCTAAGGTAAACGCATCTTCAAGATATGTTCTAATCTCTTCCATTGATTCATCTACTTTTGAACTAAATCCATTTAACTCTTCTAATGAGTCTCCTAGGTCTATATCAGGCATTTCTAATGATGTATCTATTCCACCACCACTACCTGTATCTGCAGCTGGTTCAGCTAAAGTATTAACTTCATCAAATCCTGATAATGATTTTTGTATTTTATTAACTTCATCACCTACACCACCAGCATTATCTTCAGTTTTACTAAATTCATCTTTAAGTCGTTGTACTCCCTCTAATGAACCATCTAATGACGGGTTAAGAGACTCCATACTTCCCATGCTACCTAAGCCTAGTAATAATCTTACAAATGCTGTTAAGTATATTACTGCATTCCTTACTGCTTCTGTGAATGTAACAATATAAGGAACTACGTATGTTGCTAATGGTTCAAATGCTTGAGCTAATATATTACCTATTGGAGATAATGCTTGTTTAATATCTCTCATAGCTTTAGTAAACTTAATACCAGCTTCAATTTCTTCATCAGTAGCAAATCCTAATTTAGTTAACTCATCCTTCATTTCTTCTATATATCCACTATTCTTGTTTAATATTGGTGTTAAGTTTTCACCTGTAGTACTTAATAATGCACTTGCAATAGCATTACGTTTAGTTATATCTTCCATACCCTGTAGTGATACTATAACTTCTTCTAACATATCACCTTGAGTTTTTAAACTTCCAGTAGAGTCAGTTGCTGATACTCCTAATGCACCAAATAATTCAGCACCTTCTCCTACATTATTAGAAGCATCCATCATCTTCTCACCAAACATAGCTAAGTCTCCAATGGCATCTTCCATTGAACCGCCTACTTGTTTGAGTATGTAATCCCATTCTTGATATTCCCTTGCTGTTAAGTTAACCCTTTCAGCATTTAGTTTCATATCATTTAAAGATTTGGCACTAGCTTTACCTAAAGCAAACATAGCACCTACAGCAATGAATATAGCTGCTGCTAATTTCTTCATTACACTTACTGTTTTGCTTATATTCTTTTTAATTGACTTACTCATCTTATCTGCTTCATCACCTAGTTTACCTAGAAGTTTCTTAGACCTTTTAATTTCCTTCTTCAGTCCTTTAGTTTCAGCACTAATTATGACTTTAAGTTCTTCTAAATCCATTATTTCACCTCTTCTTTAGACTTCTTTTGATTATGTGAGGTAGCGTATTGCATCATTCTAGCTTTGAATACACGCCAATCTTGCTGTTTAGGCTCCTCATCTTTCTTACTATCAAACAGTGAAGGATAGGCTTCTTCCAAAGGAGGCATCTTAGCTTTCTTATCCATAAGTCTACCTACTGATATACCTATTAAGTTAGCTAATTGATAATTCATTGTAGCAGTTTCCTGCATCTCCTCTTTCTTATTCTTATTATGTGCATTTATAATATCAATAATCTCACCATAGGTAGACTCCCAAAATTGTAGATGAGTCATACCTATCATAAGACAACTTTCTTTTAATCCTTCAAAGACTTCTCCCATTGTTTTTGGTGTATTAACGGGAGTTACATGTTTTTTGTTTCATCTCCTTGACCTTCTTTAAAGAAACCTGATACTTTAAATACATCTAATAATACTGGAATTAACTCCATATATGTTCCGCCACCTTCAATATATTCATCATACATGTCATATACTTCGCCTAATTTAATATTAGAATGAAATTTAGTCATAGACGCATGTAAAACAAGTATAACTGCTTCTAACTTAGGAAGTTGATCATTCTGAACAGCCATAAAGATGTTCATAGGATTCCCGCCTAATTTCTTTTCTAATTTAACGATATCTCTAGCACCTAATCTTAATTTGTAATCTTCTCCATTAATTTCGTATTCACTGTATAACATATATATCTCTCCTCTTCTAATTTAAAAAATATGGGAAGAACAAAGTGTCCTTCCCTTAATTAATAACTATTTATACTACTGGAACGTCTATCACAATTGCTGTTGTTAATGAAACACCTGCTGTAAATGTTAATGCTTCGTTAACTCCTACTCCTGCAATCTTAGTTGAAACCTGTCCACTAAATGTAAAAGTTGTACCATCTGCTAATTCAATAACATACTCATCAACTGATTCAGCTTCCTCTAAAGCGTGTAATTGTCTATATCCACTATCTGCTACTTCTGTGTCATATAAGAATGTAAATTCTAAATCCCCATAATCTTTGATACCGTTCATAGTTCTTACTGAACCATCTGCTAAAGTAGTGATTTCTATCTTATCAACATCTCCACCTAAATCTGGAATTGCTTGTAAATCTGGAACTTCTGTTGCACCTACTGTTAGTGTTATACCTTTACTTAATACTCCATTACCCATTATAATCGTCTCCTTATTATCTTCTATTTTTAGTTATACACCTATATCGCATAACTTTATTGATTACTCCATCAACTACAAGTTCAGTTGAAAATTCACGTCTAAAACCTATATCCTTCATAAGAGCATCTACTTCTACTACTAATACTTCTAGACTACTTAATCTATTATCCCATATCTTTATCTGAATCGCCTTATCTGAATATTCTATAGTATCGCCTACATATAAATCTTTATCATCCAGTGTAACATATGAAATTGCTGGAATAGGTACTTCAGTACCTATAAATGCTTCATAATATACAGGAGTGCCTAAAGTCTCTAATTCTTGTTGTAGATATTCTTTAATACTAATCATTAGAGCATCTCCTTTCTTATAGCATCTTTAATATCATCTATAATATCTTGTCTATGTTTATTAATAGCAGGGAACATAAAAGGTTGAGCAGCCATTTTGTATGTACCAAATTCTAAATGAGAAGCATAATCAGTACCAGCTACTACCTCACCATAAGTGTTATGAATACGTGAGTTTATGGATGCCTTATTAAATCCAGTAAGTACTGGAGATAATTGTTTAGCTGTTCTCTCTACTCTTAACGTAGCTTTTTTAACACCTTTAGCTAATCCTCTAGCTTTAGCTACTCCAGTTAACTGCTTCATTATTTTATCCATACCTTCTATAGACATACTTACACCTTCTTTAGAAACACTTGTATTAGTCTAGTATCCTTTATAACATACTCTACAATATATTCTAAGCCATTTAACTTAAGAATATCACCTTTATTAATACTATTACTAGATGTTAGTCCTAAGTGTGTAGATGTTGCGAATTTAGGATTACTGCTATTAATCTGATGATCCAAATCAGTTATTCTAATATCTATAGTTCCCACTTCTATATGTTCATTATATTGACCAAAGCTATCTTTGCCAGTGGAACACCATTGTGTATAAGATAAAGTGTTTCTCAACACATGATCACTCTCCTTTTAGATTTTATAACTCTCATCAAATCATCTGGATAAGAATCACTATATGTTGTACTAGCACCTGAGAATGACTCAGACTTTATATCATCTCTACCTAACTTTTGATATCTTACTTGTGCCATCCTAACGACAATATTTTCATTACCTATTAGGTTAGCATGTGTAAGGTCGTCAAAATCAGAGGTAGCTAAATCAATTAATAAATTTAGGATATCATCCTTATTTAAATCAGTTACAGATATTCCTAATAACAACTTTAAATTCTCTAACATAACTTACCTACCTACTTTCTGATTTCTACGCACCTTCTATAATTTTAACTACTTTAGTTGCATCTGTTAAAGCTACTAAGTTTACTTTTCTCATATATACTATGTTTTCTCTAATGTCTGCATCTCTTTCTTGTTCAACTTCTGAACCTTTCTTAACAAATAATGTAACTGCATCTCTAGCTGCTACATAAGCTGAACCTGTTGGAACTAATTTAGATACTACTACTGGAACACCAGAAATTGTACCAATTTGTCCTGTATAAAGCATTTCACCTAGTAATGAACTCTTAAAGTCTACATCTTTACGTAAATCAGCTTTTAAGTCTGTACCAATTACAATGAATAAGTTAGCTTCATCTTCTAATTCCATTAATGAAATAGCATCTACAACTGTATCATAACTAATTGCTCCATTTAATGGATATTCCTGTTCTAGAGTTGCTTTATCTAATTCTGCAAAGAATTTACTATTCATATCGTTTACCATTACTGTTGAACCGCCTTCTAAACCATAATCTACTACCTTAGGGTCTGTCATAGCTTGTTCATCATAATAAGCAAATTTCTGTTGTGATACTGATACTTCATATTCTATTGGTGAGAATGAGATTGCACCTGCAACTGTATTACCGTCACCCATTGCAACATCTTCAACTGTACCTGTATAGCTATATACGTTAATAACCTTTTTCATTCCAGGTGCTGTTGCTAAATCATTATCAATTTTCATAAAGTTTCTTGCATTAATTTTTGTATTTAATGCGTCACTAAGTTTACTCTCTAATACTTCATTTTCAAAAATTACGTTAGCCATTGTAAATCATCTCCTATTTATTCTAGTTGTTCATTTCCTTCCATAACGTCTTGTTAGTCTTATATATTTCACTTTGTTGAGCTACGGAAAGTTCCTTAAATTTCGCTTTATTCATGCCTGTTTGCTTATCCTCTGAACCATTTGGAGTCTTTTTACCTATCTTAGCATTAACTGCATCTGATACTGCTGAAGTAAATGTTCTATCCATTTTATCAATGTTTTCAAGCATTTGTTCTGCGTCTTCTGCTACTACATACTCTAAGAATTCCTTAGGTAAACCTCTATCAGATAAAATATTACTACATTCTATCTTATTCTCCATTATAGCATATTCTTTCTCTTTCTTAGTTAACTGCTTCTCTCGTTGTTCAATCTTATAACGCTTCTTTTGTTCCTCAGACATTTCACGTAACTTATCAGCTTCTCTTAATCTTTCGTCTAATTTCTTTTCTTGCTTCTTAAGAGCTGATGTTACACGTTTATCTGCTTCAGATTGTAACTTAGCCTCAAATTCATCATGAGTATAAGTCTTATCACTTGCGTCTACTTTTTCATCTTTACCTTCGTCTACGCCTTTGTCTTCATCTGAATCCTTCTCTTTGGCGAACAACTGTAAGTCCATCTTGTTAACCTTTTTCATATAATACCTCCTGTTGAGTTCTATACTAATTATAGCCCTCATATTATTCCATATAGAGTTAGTCACAACTGACTCCCTCTGTTAATTAAATGTTAGTTATCTTAGTAACTTGTTTTTTATATTATCTATGAAATTTATACTACATCTAGTCTTCTATTACGGGCAGTATAGTGCTCCTGCAATTAGCATGTAAGGGTGGCATATTAAAGCCTACCCTAGCTTGAGTAAACCTAAACACTCTTTTATGCATTTTTTTACATTCCCTAGTTGTAACACTGTCTATCTCTGCACTAAATTCATATTTCTCTATACCTAATTCTACATATCTATCCTTTTGTCCTTGATTAATAAAGAATTGTGTTTCACTTCTTGCTAATGTATTTGCTCTATGTCTATTGACATCAAATCTCTTAGCTAAATCTGAACTAAGGTTATCTATACCTTTACCAGTTGATATATTTTCTAGTAACTGTTTTCTTACTTGTTTCTTAAGGACATTAGTATTACCCCAAATACTATCTTTAAAGTTTCTACCTGCCCATTCCTTATTTAATACCTTTTCTATAAATCTCTTTTCTATAGGTGAATTAATTGGATTAGCTTTAATATAAACATCTGAAAAAGCTTTTGTCATTAAACTTACTTGTTCTCTGTAGTATTTGATCATGACTGCATCCAATTTATTCTGCCATTCTACATATCTACCCTTAGAATACAATTCAGTGTGATTTATACTTTCCATTGAATTGTATAGTCTACTACTATCTAAAAGTATTTCTAATTCTATTTCTTTTCTAAGTCTATCCAAGTCAACTATGACTCTAAGTCCCTCGTTATAGAGTTTATCTATTTCTTTTAAATTCATTCAATACCTCCTATACTACCGTACCATCTTTAGGAAAATCAAATTGAGGAGGTTCACTATCATTATTCTCCTTATCTCTCTTAATAAGTTCTTCCTTTGGATCCTCTATGTTAGGTAACCATCCAATTAATGTCTCGTCACTTAATAATCCTCTTAATTGGTTAACTGATTCTACAGCTGAGCTAATATCTACAGGTAAGTTTCTTGTGAAAGTAATGCCAACCTCACGCCACTCTATATTATTTTTCCCTACGAAGTTCAAGAAGTTTACAATTAATCTTATTCTCTTTTGTAATGATTTCTTAAATCTTCTTTCCTTAGATATAGCTAGGTTCTCTGTTCCTAGTAATTTATACTGCATTGCTACACCACTACTATTATTGGCGAAACTCTCATCACTAGAATTAGGTACTTTGGATAACTTGTGTATATCATTCTCAGTTCTTTTTAAATGGTTCTCTACTTGTGTACCGTGTAGGTCCTTTGTAATGAATTCAGCATTAGCTCCCTCAGGAAAGAATAATAGTCTCTCTTGTTTCATTTCAGCTACATCTTCATCTGGTGCATCTACACCATAGAATGCTAGATATGCATTTGTAAAATAATCAAAGTCATTAAGACTATCACTAACAAACTTGTCATATGCATCTATTAAAGGTATCTGCTTCTCAAAGTCACCTATATCATAATCATTATTACCATATTTAATAACTGGTACTTCACCAAAGTTATGTTCATCTCTACTTATTAATTTCATGTATGATAATGATTCATTTGATCTAAATTCAAATATACTTTCATCAGTATATACTTCTATAGTGTATCCATCATCAATTTTTAAATATCTTACTGAATATAAAGGTGTTGACATTATACTCATATCGTGTACTATAAATATCTCGTCAGGGTCTACATTAATAAATTTTATATTACCATCATCATCTATAAAGATTACCTCATAAACTTCACCAAATATACTGGCTTTTCTAGCTAACTGTATATTCTCATCATGTTCAATATTATATGTTAATACTGCCTTTAACTCTTTGAAGTCTATACTATCTTCATTATATGAATATGATACAGGTTCTCCCATAAAGTAACCAGT